GGGTGTATGTCGTCGGAACGTCGCCCGCGCGGGCCGCCGAGTTCGACTCCTGGGATGAACATCCCGGAACCCTGATTGCCGTCGCCGAGGGCACCGCGAACAACGACACAGTGTGGCTGTGCACGGCGAACTTCGGCGGCACGCTCGGCACGACGGCCATTACGTACTCGCAGATCACCACTGGCGGTGGCACCGTCACGGCCACGGGTGGCCCGCTGACGAACGATGCCATCCTTGCGGGTGCCGGCGGCACGGATACCAAGGTGGCGTCGTCGATCACGAGCAGCGCGGCGGGCCAGCTTTCGCTGGGAACGGCTGGCAGCGTCTCGGGGAAGATCAATTTCCGCAACGACACCAGCGGCTCGCTCACCCTGCAGCCGCAACTCACGGGCGCGCTGGGCACTGCGGTCCTGACCCTGCCGACGGCCACCGACGTGCTGGTGGGCCGGGTCACTACCGACACGCTGCAGAACAAGACGCTGACTGCGCCGGTCATCAACGGCGGCACGGCCGATGCGCTGACCGCGCTGACGATTCGCTCGAGCGGCTCGGGCGCGTTCGACCTCGGTTTCGTCAACACCGAGAACCTGACCGCGGACCGCAACCTGACCATCACGCTGAACGATGCGGCGCGCACGGTCAACCTCGGCGGAAACATCACCACCGCCGGCGCCTTGGTCACGGCTGGCGCCAACTCCTTGACGCTGACCACCACGGGCAGCACCAACGTCACGTTGCCGACATCTGGCACGCTGGCCAAGGCCGCGCAGGCTGCGGGCCTGACGATGTTCTGCCCGAGCACGACCGCGGCGAACGGCACCTACGTGCTGATCGGAAAGGCGCGCTACGCCTTCACGATCAACGAGGTGACCGGCAAGACGAGCTCGGGCACGTGCACGGTGCAGGTGACGATCGACGGCACCAACGTCACGGGCGGCTCGGTCAGCGTCACGTCCACCGAGGCCTCGTCGACGGCGACGGCGGCCAACGCGGTGGCGGTCGGGCAGACCGTGGCCATTGTGGTTTCGAGCAACTCGGCTGCCACCGACCTGTGGGTGGACATCGGCGCCACGCGCACGCTGGACTGAGCCCGAGATGGCCAGCAGGACGCACCGCGCAGCTGTTGCCGGCCTGAACGGCACGAAGCGGATTTGGGCAAGCGCCCCGACCGTCGTGTCCGCGCCGTCGATCAACGGCAGCGGCACGGTGGGCGTCGCCCTGTCGTACACGCCAGGGACGTACACCGGCAACCCGACGCCGACCGTCACGCGGCAGTGGCTGCTCGACGGCGGCGCGATCAGCGGCGCGACAGGGGCCACCTACACCCCGGTGAGCGGGGACATCGGCACGAACCGGATTTCGGTGCGCGAGACGGCGACCAACGCGGCCGGCAGCGTGAACAGCACGAGCGCGACGGTGAGCGTGGCAGCCGCCGGCGGATCGACACTCACGTCCCTCACGCTCTCGACGGCAGCGGTCAGCGGTACCTATCCGTTCCCTCCGCAGGGCATGACCTTCGCCGACGGGGAGACGATGACCGTCGCGTCCGACCTGACGAACTACCAGGTCGACGTGGTGAGCTACTGGCCCAGCGGGTATGTGCGCCACGCCTTCATCACCGGGCGCGCGTCGTTTTCGCCCTCGGCGGCGATCACCATCACCAACGGGACGCCTCCCAGCGGATCAGAGGTCACGCGCTCGACGATCGCGGGCTCGGCAGTCACGGGCGCCTACACGATCGACGCCGGCGCGCACGGCTCGGTGACGTTCAACATCCAGACCGGCACCGTGGAGACCCAGTGGTTCACGGGCCACGAGATGAGCGAGTTTCAGTACGTGGCGCCCATCGGGTCGTCCGGCATGCTCGCCTGGCTCTACACGCAGGTCTACCAGAACGGGCAGGTCCGGGCGAAGGCGATCATTGAAAACCCGATGCTCGACAACGGGTCCGGCGCCGCGTCGACGAACACGAGCCGCACCTTTACGCCGACCTTCACGTTCAACGGCGCCGTGGTGTGGAACAACAGCGGCGCCTCGCTGACCCTCGCCAAGGGCGCGAGCATCCAGGGCGAGAACAGCTACGACGGCTGGTACTGGGTCAACGGCACGGATCCGCAGATCCAGCCGCAGGTGCCGGTCATGAGCCACTGGCGCGCGTCGCGCATGGTGACGAACCAGGGCTACACGGGCGCGGATGCGACGACGCTGAACGCGCTCATCCAGACCTACGCGGCCACGGAGCGTGGCGCTCTCGCCGAGAACATGGGGGCTACTGGCGAGCAGCCGCAGATCGGCTTGCTCACTTCCGCAGATGCCTTCTGGGTGGCCACGGGCGACGCGCGAGCCTATCGCGCCTGCTTGGCCATGGCGTCGTCGCTTCGTTCCTATGCCATCTGCGTGCGCGCGACCAGCACCAAGGACATCCCGAAGCCGTCGAACTTCGGCAACTGGGACCAGGGCGGGCCGAACGGCGGGGGCAACCCGGGCACGTCCGCGGGCTCGCTGATATGGGAGGCCAACCACCATGGCAGCGGCGGCTATCTCGCGTACCTGCTGACGGGCGACCGCTGGCACTACGACACGATGGGCCTGCAGGCCGCGCTGTGCTACCTCTCGGCCGGCAACTCCAAGGGCAACAGCACCTCGCGCCTGCTTCAGACGCACCAGACGCGCGGCCATGCGTGGGAGATGCGCACGGTCGGCCAGTACGTGGCCGCGGCGCGTGACGCGCACCTGCAGGCGGGAGGCGTGGCGGCCGAGTACAGAACGCTCCTGTCGACCAACTACGACAGCCTGAACACGATCCGTCAGTCTGGCGCGACCCACGTCTGGAGCGGCGCGCTCTACATCTACGACTTCGGCGGGCCGGGCGGCAACTCCACCGGATGGGACTATCCGGCCACCGCGGGCCAGCCGCACCTCGGCTCGATCCCACCGTGGCAGCTCGACTTCTGCACGCTGGTGCACGGGATGCTGTCCGACATAAAGCCGCTCACGTCGATGACGGCGCAGAACGCGGTTCGAGACCACCACTACAAGTGGATCGTTGGGCGGATGGGCATCAGCGGCGCGTACCAGGACTGGGACGGCATGCGCGCCGCGAACTACGGCCTGCGGTTCGCGACGGATGGCACCGGAGCGACGTGCTACCAGTCGTGGGGGGAGGTGTTCGCAGTCAGCTACGGCGCTGGCAACACGTTGGCATCGACCACGCGGCAGGGCAGCGGCGGAAGCGATCCGGTGAACATGACCGGGGACAGCTACTGGGCCATCGCCAACGCAGCGCTGTGCTATGCCGTGGATCACGGCGCCACGGGGGCGGCAGACGCATACCTGCGGCTGACGGCATCCGATAGTTGGTCGGCCAACGCATCGAGCAGCTGGAACAACTACCCGAAGTGGGCCTTTGTTCCGCGCGTGACGCCGACCGCCACTGCGCTTCCGTTCACGCCGCCGAGCACGACGAACACATCGTTGAGGGTAATCAACACAGTGAGCGCCACCGCATCGTCGGTGCGCGCCTCGACGCACTCCGCTTCCGAGCAGGAGCAGGCGCTGTTCAACAGTTACTCCGGCACCGCCTACGTCAAGAACTTTAGCTATCCGCTTGGCGCGCGGGTGAAGTGGCTTCCAGGAGGGCACAACAACGCCGGTGTCTACGACGCGATCGTCAACAACCTGACGACCAAGTCGTGGCAGCGCGTTCCCAACATCAACGGGTCTGGCGGAACAAATTACCAAGACGCCTCATACCAGGGATCGGGGTTCCCCGCTGCAAACACGACTGGCGGCCCGTACTACGCGATCACTGCTGCGAACAATGCATCTGGTGAACTCGCGGCGCCAGCGCACCAGTACGGTCAATTGCAGGCGCTCGAGCGCGGAGCGAAGGGCGCTGTCATCACGGTTGGCCGAGCCGGCGCGACGGCCGATTCGAACGAAAGCCCGACCGCGCACTACGTGGACCTTGCAACAGGCCTATCAAAGCGCGCCTTGACCGGCACGTTCGCCGGCGTCGGTTTCGTCGGATGCGCGGCCTACGACCCGACAGCGCAGCGCTATTACGTCACAGCGTTCAACAACGGGCAGACGCAACTCGCCTATCTCCAGGTGAGCCCGACGAGCTACGCCTGGAGCACGACTTCCAGCTTCTCGTCACCGTCTCAGCAGGGTGGTGATTACTGGTCGAGTGTCATCTACGACTCGGCACGGCTGCTGTTGATCCTTCATGGAAGCCACCTCATGGCGTGGCAACTCAACAACTTCGCCGCAGGGCAGACGCAACTCAACCTGTCAGGCACGTTGCCGTCGCAGAACGGCATCAACTGGGTGTGGCACCCGGTCAACAAGGCGTTCTATGCACGGATCAACCAGAGCGGAAACGTGCTGCATAGGCTCACACCGCCCGCCTCCAGCCCACTGACGAATCAGTGGGTTGCAGACACCGTGACCATCGGAGGAGACGGGCTGCCGGCATGGAACTACGACGGCGGAAGCAACAACCAGAACTACCGGCCGCTCGACTGGGTTCCGCATATCAACTGCCTGGTGCACGAGGCAGGTCCGAACGACACCTACTACATCAAGGTCTGAACCATGGAATACGTCAGCGGCAACATCTTCTTTCGCGAGATGATTTTTGAGAAGGAAGGCGACTCGGTCATCGGCCACGAGCACACCTTCGACCACACGACCTACATCCCGCACGGTGCCCTGCGCGTGGAACTACTGGACGCTGAAGGCAAGGCCGTGAAGGCGGTCGTGAAGCGCGCCAGCGAGCGTCATAACTGGGTGCTCATCAAGGCCGGCGTGCGGCACCGCATCACCGCCGTGGAAGACGGCAGCATCGGGCACTGCGTCTATGCCCACCGCGTGCCGCAGGCGCTGGTGGACCACAAGGGCAAGGAGCCCGAGTACGACGCGCTGCTCGACAAGCTCATGGCCATGGCCGATGAACGCTTCGACCAGATCGTGCAGGTGTACGACGGCTGGGAAAAGGCATACGCCTAAGAAGGACGGACACCCATGTGTGAACTGTTGGTGCGCGTCATCGACAAGGTGAATGCGGACGACCCCTACTTGGACGCGCAATGCACGAAGCGCGGGGATGTCATCGTCGCAGTCCCTGACGGATGGGAGTGGGGCCGCGCCGAACTTGCCGACCCGCAGTACCGAATCGTCAAGGTGCCGCTTGTGGCGCTCGCTGTCGGCGAGTCATTCCTGGGCCGAGAGTTCAACACCAACCCGGCTGCGCCAAGTCGCATGCTTCAGCGCCGCGCGTTCCGGCTCGATGTCGATGCGCTGCCGGCCGACCCCGCGACCATGACCGCCGACGACATCATCGCGTGCAAGGTGCGCAAGCCGAAGCGGGCAGACCCGAACATCCTGGGGGGCGGCGATGACTGACCGCACCATCGGCAGCGGAGGCGATTACTCGACGCTTCAGGCGTGGGAGGACGCCTCCCCGGCCAACCTCGTGACCGATGGGAACATCTGGCGCGGCCTGATGCTGTCGGGGTTCAATGCTAGCGCCAGCGGAACCATCCTGACCATTGCTGGAAGCACGGTCGATTCAACGCACTACAAGGAGTTGACCACCAACACTGGCGCGAGCTTCGCCGACCACGCCAGCGAACTGACCAACGAACTGCGCTGGAACGGCTCCAACGGAGCCAGCATCAGCGCAGGAGACAACTACGGCGCAGCAGTGATCGTCAGCGAGCAGTACGCGCGTCTGACGAAGCTACAGATTCAGGGCAACGGCGGTCGTGAGGCGCTGCTCATCAACAACGGCGGCAACTATGTCGTCTCGCAGTGCATCATCGAAGGGCAGGCCGATGCATCGCACGGGGTGTTCACCAGCACCCCAACGGCTGGCATCGTCAAGAATTCGCTAATCGTCAAGCGCTCTGCCAACGCTGGTCCCATTTGCTCGATCCAGGGCAACGTCGGGATGTACAACAACACGATCGCAAAGCCAAGCGGGCTGGCTGGGTCGTCTGTTGGCGTCGCCTATTCCTATACCTCTGGCACGACAACACTTCAGAACTGCGCCGTGTTCGGCGTGTCAGCGGTATCCAGCGGCAGCGCGACCACCAGCTACACCACCTGCCGCACCGATGCGGCCTCGCCGCCGACCGGCTTCACACAGATTGCCTACGACACGACCACCGGGTCGGGGTTCCAGAACACTGCCGACTCGACGCGGGACTTTCGCATCAAGTCCACCTCGGCGATGGTCGGCGCCGGCACCACCGACACGACCAATGCGGCCGCCGACATCGTGGGCACGTCGCGCCCGGGCGGCGGCGCTGGCTCCTACGACATCGGGGCCTGGGAATATACGGCCGTCGCCGCACCTGCTGCGCCGCCCATCATCAACATCATGGGACTGTGAGCAGGAAGGGATGTACCAATGGCCTGGCGCGGTCGAGCAGTAGCGGCAGTGGCAGCAATTCGCAGGCGCGTTGCCAACACCCTGGAGGTCACCGCAGGCCAGATGCTGCTGATGCCGTTGCCGGCTGGGCAGTTGGGAACGATCTACATCCAGCGCAACGGCGTTGACATCCCGGGCGCTGTGAGTGCGCCCAACAGCAACTACTACGAATACACGGTGTCAGCCGATGACTCAGGGACGACGCTGACGGCTCGTGTCGAGAACGCATCGCAGGACACGACGCCGCCGCGCCGGCACGCGATCGGCATCCGCATCGCCGCGCCGAACAAGGTCGTCATCACCTACAACAAGGTGCTGTCGCCGCTGGCGATCTCTTCTGCACAGTACGCGCTCGGCGGCACGATGGCTACGGCCAAGACTGTCACGGCCGCTGCGGTGGTGGGCTCTACCGTGGAGGTGACCGTCTCGAGCAACTTCGTCCCGGGCGACACGCCGACGCTGGCCTACACGCAGTCGGGCACGGACTCGCTGCGAGTGAAGGACTGGGCCGGCAACCTCGTGCCGAGCTTCTCCGCGGTGAGCGTCTTCAACGAATTCCCTGTGCCGGCCACGGCTGCAACGCTGGTGACGACGTTCACCATATTGACGAACGGCGCTGGTGGTTTCGTGTACTCGGGAAGCGGCGGCACCACGCAATGCCACCCACTGACGCAGGCGACGTTTGCCAGCTCGGCGCACCAGGCCAAGTTGGAGACGTCCGGCTGGGTGGAGATGCAAGTGACCGATACCGATGCGGCGGTGCGCTCCATCGCGCTGAAGATGAATACGTCGGCTGGGCAGACGCTAAACGAAATGGATCACTCGGTGCGCATCACCGGCGGCACGGCTCGTCCGTACCAGGACGGCACGGCGGTCGGCACGCTGTACACGTTCTCAAGTCCGTCATCGCTTTGCCGCGTGCGCATTCGCCGCGACATGCCGTCTGGTGAGGTGCACTTCGAAACGTCTGAGGACGGCGGCATCACTTGGGTGCTTCGGCACACCTGGACGCTGGTGTCCGATCCAGAGGTCTACATGCACCCGTGGTGCAACAACCCAAGCACGTCGGTGGCCGCGATCGGCTGCGCGCTTCAAGGTTTCGTCTCTCGGGGGTTCTGATGCGAATGCTTCGCACCATCTTGCTGCTGGCGTTTGCCAGCGCAGCCATCGGCTTCACGGTGACGGTGCCGACCGTGATGTTCAACGGCATTCCGCTGCGCCTGCTCAACAGCCCGCCACCGGACTATCCACCGTCGGTGGCCGCGGGCGTGTTCGAGATGTGGCCGTCGACGCAATTCGAGGTCAACGGGGATGCGCTGCCGCCACCCAACTACGGCTTCACGAGCCTGCGCAAGCGCGACAACACGAGCGGTGCGGTGCAGCCGAACAGCACACCGGACGGAGGCGCCTTTCGCATCGTGTGCGCCACCAGCCACCTGGGGTTCTTCGACCCGATCGTCTACCCGCCGAGCGGGGCGACGAGCTTCCCGAAAAAGAGCCACCTTCACAACTTCTTCGGCAACAGCGATATCGCGGCCACCACCGCCACGACCACGCAACTCGCGACGGTCGGGCGCAGCAGCTGCGTCGGCGGCATCGCGAACCGCTCCGGCTATTGGGTACCTGCGGTCATCGACACGACGACGGGATTTCCGATCATCCCATACGCCAACATCGTCTACTACAAGAACGAGTCCGACTATCGCCGCGCCAACCTGACCGCGGTAACGGTGCCGCCGGCCGACCTGCGCATCATCGCTGGCAACCCGGCGAACACGTCGACGGACTTGAACAATTTGCGGTACCGCTGGGAGTGCCCGCTCGGGGCCAACTTCTCCCCCACGATCCCGGGCGCTGGCTGTGCCAACGGGTCTGACGTGCAGCTGATCGTTTTCTTCCCTCAGTGCTGGGATGGCGTGAACCTCGATTCAGCGAACCACCAAAGCCACATGGCTTACGAGAACGCAACGACGGGTTGCCCGAGCTCGCACCCGGTGATGATCCCGCAGATCAGTTTCAACATTAGATACAAGGTGGCCGCGACGCCTGACCCCGTCACCGGCGCATCACGCCGGCCCGAGAACTGGCGCCTGCACTCGGACACCTACGCTACCGGCTTCGCCGCCGGCGGCCTGAGTGCCCATGGCGACTGGTGGAACGGCTGGAACAACGCGGTGTTGACGCAGATCGTGCAGGGCTGCCTGCATGCCTCGCTCAACTGCCACGCCCACCTTCTCGGGCTTACCCCCAATGAGACGCTGTATTGAGCTTGCGCTCGTGCTCGTCGCCGCGCTCGCGCCGTTCTTCGCGGTGCGCGCCTGGCGGTACGAGCAGCAATTGGCCGAGGTGAAGGCCGAGATTGCCGCCACGAGCGCGATGTGCACGGCACCGGCCAGCGCAGCGTCGGCGGCGCTGCCGGCTCTCCGGTTGAAATCTACCGGTTCCATCTGAGAATTTTCCGAGCCGCCTCGTTCTGGCGGGGTGCCAAGCCCGACCGGGCGGTTTCGGAAAGGTACACGGCGATGGGCGAGAAAGCGGCGATGACACCTGACGACGTGCGCAATGCCGTCGCCGAAGGCGTGCGAGACGCGCTCAACGACCCAGCGACCACGGACATGTTCTGCGCCAACGTCCTCGCCAGCATGCAGAAGCGAGCCGCGCACCAGACTGGCCGGATGCTGCTGGGTGGCCTGATCGGCATCGCCAAGCGGGCGCTGGCGTTCCTGGCGCTGGGCCTGATCCTCTACAACATCGGCGGGTGGGCCTTGATCGTGAAGACCTACAAGGCGGTGCTGCCATGAATCGCGCTCCCGCATGGCTCATCGAGGCGCGCCGGCATATCGGTCTGCGCGAGATTCCAGGCGTGAAGACGTCACCCACGATTCGCGCTTGGCTGGAGAACCTGCGCGCATGGTGGCGAGACGATGAGACGCCGTGGTGCGGGGTATTCGCGGCGCACTGCATGCGCACCACCGGCCATGCCCTTCCGAAGCACTACTACCGCGCCAAGGCATGGCTCGACTGGGGCACGTATCTGCCCAGCCCGGAAGTCGGTTGCGTCGTGGTGTTCCTGCGCGATGGCGGTGGACACGTCGGCTTCGTCGTCGGCCGCGACCTGCAGAAGAACCTGTTGGTCCTTGGCGGGAACCAGGGCGACGCCGTGAGCATCGCCGCGTTCCGCCCTGAGCGAGCCGTCGGCTACCGCTGGCCCACCGATGCAATGCCGCCCGTTGCCGCCGCGCTGCCCTTGGGCGCCGCGGACCTTTCAAGGAGCGAAGCGTGAAGATTCCTACCCCCAAGTCCCCGCTGCAGTTCGTCGCCGCGCTCGCCATCCTCGGCGGCTTCTACGGCGCGCTGTTCCTGCCGGCCTTCTCGTCGGCCAAGCTCGATCCGGGCATGGTCGAAATCTGCAAGAGCGTCACGCTGATCCTGATCGGCTGGCTGTTCGGCAATGCCATGCAGTCGCCGACCAACACCCCGCCGGCGGTGCCGGCACCACCCAAGGAGCCCACCCCGTGACCCCGAAACAGATGATCCAGCGCTTCGGCGCGTTCGTCGCGCTGATGCTGCTCGCGATGGCTGTCGTCGTGTCGCAGTCCGGCTGCGCCAGCGTCGGCGTTCCCGCACCAGACACGCTCGCGAAGAAGGTCGGCTACGCGCACACGAGCCTGGCCGTCGCCGCTGACACGGCCAAGGCCCTGTGGGTCGCCAAGAAACTGGACCGCGCCGAGGCCGAATCCATCGAGGACACGCTCAGCGCGTCGTGGGATGCCCTGGTGACCGCGCAGAAGCTGGTCGAGAGCAACCCGCTGGAGGCGAGCACCAAGCTCGACGCGGTGCTCAAGGGCCTGCAGGCGCTGCGGGCCTATCTCGTCACCAAGCAAGGGAGCCAGTCATGAGCGGAACCGCCACCACCATCGCCGTGCTCGACGGCATCATCGCCGGGATCATCCGCACGGAGCAACTGCGCCAGGTCGTCGAGCGCATGAAGCTGGAAGGCCGCACGGACTTCAACCAGGCCGACCTCGATCACCTCGCCGGCCAGTCCAAGCAGGCGATCGTCGATTTCGGCGACGCGATCCGCGCCGGCATCGTCACTGCGAGCAGCGCACCGAAGGTGCCGTGAAGACGATAGACGTCGTCGGCTTCGCCGGCTCAAACCAGAGCGTGGACCCGCTCCTGCTGCCCGAGGCAGTGGGGGCGATGGCCGTCGACATGGAGCCGGGCCGCGGCAACTTCCGCCCGCTGAAGGCGCGGGTGACGGTCGCCACCGTGCCGTCCAGCCCACAGCGCCTGTCGATCTGGCGCATGGGGCGCGACGTCGTCAACGATGCCGACTACTGGCTGTCGAGCTCGAACGTGCTCAACTACACGCTTGGATTCGGCACCGACAGCACCGAGCGCACGTACTACACCGGCGAGGCCTCGCCGCGCTGGACGAACAACAACATCGGCCTGACCGGCGGCGCGCCGTACCCGCAGACGTATCGCGAGCTTTCCGTGCCGGCGCCGACGGTGGCTGCCACCGTGGCGCTGAACACAGACGGCACCGGGACGACAGCGCAGCGCTTCTACCTGCACACCTTCGTCAACGACCTGGGCTGGGAATCGGCGCCGTCGCCGGTCAGCGCGACCCTGAGTTGCAAGCCGGGTGCGATCGTCGACATCACGAACCTGCCCGCAGCGCCAGCCGGCAACTACGGCATCACGGCGCGGCGCATCTACCGCACCCAGCCCGAGGACTCGAGCGCCGACGGCGCGGACTTCTTCTTCCTGCGCGAGATTGCCATCGGCAGCACGTCCACGCAGGACGACGCCCGCGCTCTGGGTGACCTGCTGAGCACCGATGGCTGGATCCCTCCGCCGGCCACGTCATTCGGCATCGTGGCGCTGTGGGGCAGCATGTTCGCGCTGCTCTACGACAAGAACCTGCTCATTTCGGAGCCTGGCGCGCCCTACGCCTACCCCATCCGGTACTGGAAGGGCCTGAAGGACAAGCCGGTCGGGCAAGTGGTGTTCGGGCAGAACCTGCTCGTGCTCACCGCCGGGCGCCCGGTGCTGTTCCAGGGAACCGACCCCGCGGGTTTGCAGGACGTCCCATTCAACGTCGGCTTCTCGTGCGCCTCGGCGCGCGGCATCGTCGGATTCGAGCACGGCGCGGCCTGGCCGTCCAACGAGGGGTTGGCCTACAGCGGCAGTGAGACGCTCGTGACCGAGGGCCTTCTCACCCCCGACCAGTGGAAGGCGCTGAACCCGAGCACGATGATAGCCGGACGCTGGGGACGCTTCTACGTGTGCTCCTACGACAGCGGCGGCGGAGTGCTCAAGGGCTTCATGATCGACCCGCTCCGGCCGGCCGAAGGCATCACCTACCTGTCGGCCGGCTTCAACGCCTGCCACTACGACGAGCTAGCCGACCGGCTGTATGTGCTGGAGGGCGGCAACGTGCGGCGCTTCGCAGCCGGCCCATCGGTGCTCACTGGCACGTTTACCGCCAAGCGCTTCGCCCAGGCTGTGCCGCGCAACTACGGCTGGGCGCAGGTCGTCGCCAAGGGCTACCCGGTGACGCTCAAGGTCACCTCGCGCGGGGTGAACTCCGACGGCACGCCGCGCACGAACACCCAAACGCGCACTGTGGCCAACGCCGACCCGATCCGACTGGCGGCGGGCTTCCTCGCCGACGACATCCAGCCCGAGCTCACCTCGGCCTTCGAAATCACCACCGCGCGACTGGCGCTCAGCGTCCAAGACTTCGGGGGCGGCTGATGGTCTCGGTCGCGAACGGCATCAAGGACATCCCGCACCCAGGGAAACTGCCGTCCAAGGAACTGCGCGAGGTCTTCCAGACCGTTCTGCGCGTTCGCGAGGAGGTGCAGCGGCTGACCGGCTTTCGCGGGGATGTTGCCGACCAGGCGCTCACACTGCGCACCGGGCTGACCGTCGGCGGCGTCACGACCATTCCAGGCCCGCCCGGGCCGCCCGGGCCGGCAGGAGGGTCGAGTACGCCGGACCTGACGCCTCCGCCAGACGTCACGAACTTCGCCGCCGTCGCGGCCATCACCCACGTCATCGTCACCTTCGACGCTCCGACCTTCACGGTCGGCCACGGCCCGCTCGAGACGATCATCTACGGCGTGCAGAAGAACCCGGGCGACCCCAACCCGGTGTTCGGCGATGCGCAGCGCGTGTATGGCGCGCCGGCGCCGCTGTCGATCGCCGCCATCCCGAGCGAGCCCAACATCCGCTGGCACCTGTGGGCCAAGTACCGCAGCATCGACGGGGTCGAATCGGTCAACCCGGTGGGTGGCACCAACGGCGTGATTGTCACGACCGGCCAGGACGTGTCGCACCTGCTGGCCGTGCTCAGCGGTCAGATCACGAGCAGCCAGCTGCACACGGCGCTGAATACGCGCATCGACCTGATCGACGCGGCATCCAGCGTCCCGGGCTCGGTCAATGCGCGCATCGCCACCGAGGCGGCCACGCGCACCAGCGCCGACAACGCACTGGCCACGTCGATCACCAACCTGTCGGCAACGGTCAGCACACTCGACGGTGAGGTGGACAGCAATTTCACCACGCTGAACTCGGCGATCCAGACCGAGGCCACGGCGCGCGCCAGCGGCGATGCGACCAATGCCAGCGCCATCACCACGGTGCAAAGCCGCATTGACAACGGCAACGCTTCACAGTTCGATCCAGAAATCGTCTGGGACTTCCAGAACACGCTCGACGGCTGGAGCGTTGCCGGTGCCACGGCGTCGGTCGGATCGAACTACGTCACGCTGACCTCGAGCGGCATTGACCCGACGTTCCGCAGCCCGGCGGCGCTTGGCCTGGCCGGAGCGACGCACAACAAGGTGCGCGCCCGGGTGATGCGCACGGCCGGCAGCGGCTGGGACGGTAAGGTTTTCTACGTGACCGCTGGCCACGGCGAGAGCGGCTCGTTCAACAAGACGGTCACGCCGGATCCCACGGTGCTCAATCAGTGGGTCACCATCGAATGGGACATGGAGGCGCTGACCGCCGGCGGCACCGACTGGACGACCAGCACCATCACCCAGATCCGCGTCGACCTGGGCGCCACCGCGGCGGACGTGTTCCGCATCGACTGGGTGGCCGTCGGATCGCGCGGGGTGGGCGTGGCGGCGGCGGTCGTGCAGCAGGAGATTTCCACGCGCGCCGCCGAGACGGGCTACCTCGGCGCGCAGTACACGGTGCGCGCGCAGGTCACGCAGGGCGGCCGTACCGTCGTCGGCGGCTTCGGGCTCAGCGCCACGTCGTCGCCGAATGCCGGACCCACGATCGACTTCGGCGTCATCGCCAACAAGTTCTGGGTGGCGGCTCCGCAGGGAACGTCCGGGGTCAGCGACATCGCCCCCTTCGTCATCCAGACGACATCCGAGACGGTCAACGGCGTGGTGATCCCGCCGGGCGTCTACATGGACGCGGCCTACATCAAGAACCTCACGGCGCTGTGGGGGCGCTTTGGGACGCTCGTCGCCGACTCCATCTCGACGGCGCAGCTGAACGCGGCCCAACTCACCTTGGGCAACGGAACGGTCGGCGGTAACCTGCGCAGCACGAACTTCTCGTCCGGTGTCGCCGGCTGGCTGATGCAGCCGAATGGCAATGTCGAGATGAACAGCCTCGTGGCGCGCGGCAACAGCACGTTCGACGGGTTGGTGACGATCCGCGACCAGGGCGGCGGCATCGTGTTTGCGTCTGGCGGCACGCTGGATTGGTCGCGGGTGTCAGGCACAGCGCGGCCGCGTGCGTATCGGGTCGTGTCTCGCGGGATCGGGTCGTCTGGCGCACCGCTAGAAGCGGGCTTCTATGACGCAGAGGCCAACTCGCTGATCTTCGGTCGGGCGCGCTCCTACATGCTGGTCCGCATCAATCGCGCTACGCGAGCGGTCGATTTTTTCCAGTATTACGACGTGATCGGCAACGGCGCCACGTCCGATGGGCGCAACGCGGCGACGCTCGCGGCCGATCTGAACGCCACCGGATCAACGCATATCGTCGTGCTCTACACCCACGACGAGCCACAGGTGAACCGCACCACGGGCGGGCTGCCTGCAGCGATCTATCGCTGTGGCGGCTCGCCGGGAAAGTTCGAGAGCGATTTGTTCGCATTCCGTGGCGCCTACATGTTGATCGGCGTCGGCGGCTGCGGCCCAGGCAATGCCTTTTTCGAGCAGTACGCCGGCGGCGGAACCGACACTGGCAGCAGCGGCCCGGACAACGCCTGGATCGACTCCACGTTCTACGTCGTCAACGGAAACGCCGTCGTGTCCGGCTCCGGGCTGGGCGGGTTCCAGATCAACGGAGCCAACATCACCACGTACATCGCGAACGCGGCGATTGGCAACGCCCAGATCGGCGGCGACATCCAGAGCGACGACTTCATTGCCGGGGCGCAGGGTTGGCGGATTCGCAAGAGCACCGGCTCGGCCGAGTTCCGAAACGTGGTGGCGCGCGGCGACATCCAGGCCACGAGCCTGAATGCCGCGACCGGCACGTTCACGGGGAGCCTCTCGGGCGCCAGCGGCACGTTCGGCACCATCACGTCGGGCCTGTTGCGCAATGCCGCGAACACCGCCTGGATCGACCTGGACGCGACCGGGGCGCAGAACTTCATCGTGGCGCAGAGCGGCGCGGTTCGCGTCACCGCAGATGGCGATGCCTACTTCACCAAGTCACTGGCATCCGGCACCTGGAGCGGCAGCCTGCAGCTCATCGACGCGGTGGTCGACCCCGAGGGCGGGGGCAACACGCTCTACCTCACCCCGGAGAAGACGTTCCTGATCGATACCGGCTACTCCAAGCCGTGGAACGTGCTGTTCGAGCGCACGATGACGGCGCGCGTCGGCTCCTTCACCTCGACGCACGTGCCTGGCGAATCGGCGAACCAGTACGTTGGCACCATCAGCGCAGAAATCACACCGGTCGTCAACAAGCCGGCGTTCCAGACGCCGATCACGTCCCCGGTGGGCAACCCCTACGGGGCCGGCAACGAGCGCGTGATGCTGCGGGTGCGCGTGCAGCTGGCCGACCGGGACAACAAGACCAGTTTCGTCCTGACGTCGCTGCAGTGGACGCTGGACACCTCGGGCTGATGTTCCACGTGGAGTCCGGTGGATTTCCGATTTTCTCGGTCTAGCCTGTCCCGATGTACGCAACGCAGCTTCGGGACGCTCTCGGATCGCACCTCGGGCAGGTTCTCACCCCCGAGGTCGCCGTGGCCATCTTCGAGGCGGCGCTGCAGTCACGAGCCGAGCCGATCGACATCGACCAGTTCGCGCCGCTGGCGGCCGACGGCTTCGTCATCCGGGCCGAGCGGTTCGTCAGGGTGCTGCCCGAGTTGCGGCCGCTGCACGAGGAACATTGGTCTGAGACGGAAAAGTACCGCCACGGGCTCGAGTTGAAGCCGGACTACGACGCCATGGCCGAGCGCGAGCGCGCGGGGCGGCTGCTGCAGTTCACGGTGCGGCGGGACGGCATGCTAGTAGGCCATCTCCGCATGTTCCTCGGCACGTCGCTCCACACGCAGACACTGTTCGCCGACGAAGACACATTGTTCCTCAGAAAGCAGTACCGCGGCAGTTTTCTCCCGCTGAAGCTCATGCGCTATGCGGAGTCGGCGCTGCTGTCGCTGGGCGTCCGGGAGATCCGGGCTTCGAGCAAGAAGGCCAACAACGCAGATGTGCTCATGCGTCGGCTCAAGTACGACGTGGTGGCGATGCAGTTCGTCAAGTTTTTCAAGGAGTCCGAATGAAGGCATTCGTCGCGTGGCTGTTCGAGCCGCTGTATCGGCGCTGGTGGCGATTTGCGGTCAGCAGTGGCCTTGTGCTGCGGTGTGCCGATGCGCCAGATTATTCGGGCATGAATAGGGCCGCGGAAGCCTCCGCCGCGTTGAGCGGCGAAGCGTTGGCTTTCTTTAAGGACGTCTACGCCAAGGAAGCACCAGCGCGCGAGGCTGCTGCCGGCCTGAACAACCAGGTCGCGCAAGAGCAGATCAAGGGCATGCAATTCGCCACGCAGCAGGCGCAGGACGATGCTGCGCGACGAAAGAGCGTGTTCCAGCCGATGGAGGACCGTCTCGCAGCCGATGCGGCGGCCTACGACACGCCGGAGCGGCGTGCGGCCGAGGCAGAGCGGGCGGCTGCCGGCGTCGAAGCGTCCGTGGGCCGCTCGCAGCAAGGTCTGATGCGCGACATCATGCGCCGCGGCGGCACGGCGCTGGGCGGAGTGGCCGGTCAGGCGATGGCCCAGGATGCGGCGCTGGCCAAGGCGCGCATGCTGGCCGGGGCGACGGATGCGGCGACGCGGAACGTCGAGCAGCAGGGCTACGCGCGCCGCATGGACGTGGCGAGCCTTGGCCGCGGCATCGCGAGCAACCAGGCGACCCAGCAGCAGATCGCGACCAACAGCGGCAACTCTGCGGTGGGCTCGAACATGGCCGGGCTGCAGGCGACGCAATCCGGCACCGCGGCGATGGGCCAGGGTTTCAACACCGCGCTCGCCGGCATGGGTCAGGCGGGCAGCCTGTACGGGCAGGAGGCAGGCATCCAGGCGCAGACCCGCGGTCAGGATCTTGGGTTCCTATCCAGCATCTACGGCACGACCATGGGCAACGCCGGATCGCTCATGAAATTGAGCACCGAGAAGGTCAAGAAGAACCGCGCGCCGACCGACGAGGATGCCGCGCTGGAGGAAATCAACGCGCTGCCGGTCGAAGAGTACGAGTACGACCCGGCCAGGGGCGGGCCGGACGGCATGGGTCCACAGACCGGCCCGATGGCCGAGCGTGTCCATGCCGTCATGGGCGACCGCGTGGCCCCCGGCGGCGAAGCCATCGACTACAGCATCACCGGCATGGGCGGAAAGCTGATCGCTGCTGTCCAGGCGCTGTCGCGAAAAGTCGACGAACTGCAAGGAGCCTGACCATGGTTCTCCCCATCGCTCTCGCGCTCATGGGCGCCGGCATCGCCGGCAAGTACAAGCAGGTCCGGATGGAAGAGGACGAGTCTCGTGACGAACTTGCCGCGCGCAAGGAAAAGCGGGAGTTCGACCGCTCGGAGCGAAACCGCCTCGTGCAGATGCGCACCGCTGTCGGCGAAGCCTCCAAGCCGCTGGAAGTGACCGACGGAACGGTCTACCAGCCGGAGGTGGACGACGAGGGCTACGCCATGCCGGCGAACCCGACCGCCGGCACCTTCAAGGTGGGAATGCAGCGGTTCATGGACCGAGGCGCGGCCGAGCAGGCAGTTGCGGCAGACACGCCGCAAGCGCGCATGGGCCGGATCGCCGGGGTTTACGAACAGCATGGCGACCCGGAAGCGGCCATGCGGCTGCGCACCGGTGGCATGCAGGAGCGCTCGGCGCAGCTTGGTCTCGACAAGGCCGAGGTGGACTTCGCCAACCAGAAGTTCGACAGCCTGCTGGCGCCGCTGATGTCGCACGACGAGCTCGCCAGCACGGCCAGCAACTCGCAGATCGGCGGGACGCGCCAGTTCAAGGCGGTGGTCAGCCCGGACGGGAAGACGACGGCTTACAACGCAGTGGGTCCGGATGGCGCCTTGGTTCCGCTACCGGGCGGCGTGTTCGAGAACACGCCCCGCGGCGTCATGCTCGCCAAGCAGGCCTTGTCCAAGGCCGTGCCGCTGGACCAGAAGCTGGGGACGATGCACCAGCTCGAGCAGGAGCGGCTGCAGCGCGATCAGCTCGCCCAGCAGGAACGCTTGCAGACCGAGGGGCACAGGCTGACGGCGCGCGGGCAAGACATCACGGCACGGGGGCAGGACATCACGGCGCGCGGCCAGAACATGTCCGATGCGCGGGCACGTGAGGCGAACGTGCTCAAGGTGCGCGAGCTTCAACAGAGCACGGAGTCGGGCCTGCCTGTCCTGGGTGTGCCGCAGCCCACCGTAACGCCGTGGGCGAATCAGAGCAATCCGAAGGATGCCAACAAGGTCAAGGCCGCGGAAATGACGCGCGGCGCGAAGGAAGTCGAGAAGGACTCCGACGTGGCAACCAGGGAGGCACAAACGGCTCAGGCCGCGGCTCGCTTCATCGAGTTGAACAAGAAGGTGAACACCGGCGGGCTCTCCGACAAAGTGGGCATCGGCCGCTGGGCGCAGGGCATGGGTTCCGACTATGCCGAGATGGAGTCGATCACCGCAAGGCTCGCCCCCACCATGCGCGAGCCGGGTTCTGGTGCCTCGTCGGACTATGACGCGAAGCAGTTCGAGCGGGCGACGGTCGGTGTGGACAAGCCGCGCAAAACCAACGAGAACATCGCGCGGGCGCTCGTCGCGCGCTCGCAGGTCGCGCAGGACTACGCCGATTTCCGCCGGACGTACCTGGAGCAGAACGGCACGCTGCAGGGCGCCGACCGGTACTGGAAGGACTATTCCAACAAGAACCCGATCTTCGACCCGAAGCAGCCAAACGCATTTGCGTTGAACCCGCAACGCCGGCCGTGGCGTGATCACTTTGCGCAGGGAAGTTCGGCTGCCGCGCCGGCACCAGCGGCAACCCCGGCACCGGCCAGCCCGCCTGGCGGCGGCGCCGGGCCAGCTGCCAAGCCAGCGGCGGCCGTGACACAACTGAGCGCTGGGAAGGCTGGCGATGCCGAGTACGCGGCCCTGCCGAGCGGTGCGGAGTTCATCAGCCCGGATGGCAAACGTCGGAGGAAACCGTAATGGCAGCCGCATGGGAGGCCGCGCCGGTCATTGAGGACAAGCCAGCCGCCACGGAACGTCCGGCATGGATGGACGCGCCCGAGGTCACTCCGCCCGAGGTCAAGCCGCAACTCAGCCCGACGGATGGCATGTCCACCACCGAGAAGGTCGTTGCCGGCTATGGCAAGGCTGGCGTGGATCTGGTCACCGGGCTCAAGCAGCGCTGGGACGACGCTGCGGCATGGCTCGAGGGCAACATGCCATTCGCCGATGCGCTGAACCAGAAGATCGGCGGAAAGACGGCTGCGCAGGTCCGTGACGAGGGCCGAGCCGCAGAAGACGAACGCAAGCGGCTGGATGCGCCGCTGATGGCGACAACGGCTGGCAGGATCGGGAACGTGCTCGGCAACGTCGTCAACGCTGTGCCGACCCTCGCCATCCCCGGGGCAAACACGGTCGTCGGCTCCGCCATGATCGGTGCCGGCGCGGGCGCGGCCCAGCCGACGGGCACCGACGACAGCGCGGTGCTCAATGCCGGGATAGGTGCTGGGCTCGGCGCCGGCGTGGCCGGGGTACTGAAGGGGGCCGCGAAGGTCGCCAAGCCGGCATACGATAGCGCGGTCAACAAGCTGCTGGACCTCGGCATCCCGTTAACGCCCGGGCAGATGCTGGGCGGGGCATGGAAGCGCATCGAGGAGGCGGCGACATCGATTCCCTTCGCGGGCGACGCCATCCGCAACTCGCAGCGGCGCGCCTTCCAAGCACTCAATACGGCGGTCGGCAATGAGGCGTTGGCGCCGATCGGCGCGACGCTGCCGAAGGGCCTGAGCGGCCACGAGGCGGTCCAGTGGACGCGCAAGGCGCTCAACGGCGCCTACGACGACGTGCTGCAGCGGATCGGCGCCGTGCAGGCCGACGACGCATTCGCATCTCAGGTTGGCAACCTGCGCCAGATGGTCAGCAACGGCAACCTGGCCGAGGAATCCGTCAAGCGCTTCGACCGGATCCTGGAGAACCAGGTGCTGGGCCGGTTCCAGGGGCAGGAGGCCATCACGGCGCAGACGCTCAAGAAGATGGAGAGCGAGCTCGGCAACCTCTCGCAGAGGCTTGGCCGGTCACAGAACTACGACGACCAGCTGCTGGGCGATGCGGTCGAGGAACTGCAGGGCTCCCTGCGCGGGCTGGTTCAGCGCTCGGCAGGCCCGAAGGAGGCCGCGGACCTCCAGGCGGCCAATGCCGGCTGGGCCATGTTCACGCGCATGCGTCGCGCCGCGTCGATGGTCGGGGCCGAGGATGGGGTGTTCACGCCGGCGCAGTTCCTGAACGCCACCAAGGCAATGGACAAGTCAACCCAGAAGGGTGCCTTTGCCGAGGGCAGGGCGCTTGGGCAGGACCTTGCCGAGGCGGCGAAGTCGGTGATGGGTCAGACGGTGCCAGACAGCGGCACTCCGCTGCGGATGCTGGTGCAGCACCCAATCATGGGCATGTCGGGTGTGCCGATTTCAGCGGCGTACACCCAACCGGCGCAGAGCGCCATCCGGACGCTGATGACGGCGCGCCCACCAGCGGCCGGCCCGATATCCCGCGCGCTTGAAAAGGCCGTACCGCTTAGTGGGGGGCCGGGGAGCCGGCTTCTGACTGGGCTCTCCCCAGGAAATGGCCAGGAATGATTTCACCCGACCGTCCGGCAACTTGCGAAGGATCCACGCCCCAAGCGGGATCGCGATGAGGCCGAAGAGGATGAGCACAGCGAACGGGCGCAGCAGGATCGCCCATACGAAGTTCGGGACATCCATCCACGTCATTGCTAAGGCCGGTCCGTTGAAGAGCCAATAGTGTAGGAGGACGATAGCCGATGGACAACACGCAGCCCTACAAGAGCCAAATGCGGGCCCGGCGCGCGGCCGCGGCAGCCGGGCATGAGGTCGTTCCGGTTGATGGCGGGTTCGAGCTCCGCGCGCCGGCGGCAAAGGCGGCCGCGCCTGTCGAAGACATCGGGCGGCTGTGGTCGGATGGTAAGACGGCGGATTTCTGGGGTGCCGTGCGCAACGGCTCGAGCAAGCCGCCATCGGTGGACGACCTGGCCCACGAAGCCGCCACCTCACCGAACAACGACCACCCCGAGCCGACGGAGGCCCAGAAGAAAGCCGGCAACTATGTCAAGGGCCACTGCCGCATCGGCGGCCTGGACATCAGTTGCGAGAACCCGGCGGGCTCGGTGCGCAGCGGCACGGCCAAGGACGGCACCCAGTGGCAGACCGAGATGCAGGACCACTACGGCTACGTGAAGGGCAGCACCGGCGCCGACAAGGATCACGTCGACGTCTTCATCAAGGCGGGCACGCCGGCCGACTACAGCGGCCCGGTGTTCGTCGTCGACCAGGTGGAGCCGGAAACGGGCGAGTTCGACGAGGCCAAATGCATGATCGGCTACGCCAGCGAGGAGGAGGCGAGCGAGGCCTATCGGAGCAACTACAGCGCCGACTGGGACGGCCTTGGCGCGATCACGATGTTGCCGTGGCCCGCCTTCCGCGCCTGGGTCAAGAGCAGCGAGGCCAAGCGCCCGCTCGGCACGCTGAAAGACACACCGGAGGACGGCGATGGACTGGGACAGCCTGCCGACGCTGGACGACCTGCTGGAGCAGAACCTCCTGACCCCGGAGCAGGGGCAGGAACTGGAGCAGTGGTTCCAGGCGAGTTGCCGAGCGAACCTGCCGATCGAGTTGCCGCCTAGCCTGTACCAGGCGCTCGATCACGCCGTGCTGCTGGCCGGCCTGAAGCCTGGGGCGACACGGCACTGACCGCGTGCCCCCTAGGTCAGGGGGATGCTCCGTCAGCGGGCACGCCTGATGCCCGCTCGATGCTCACAAACGAGCATCGAGGAGCGAGTGATGGGCATCCCCTGGCGTCCACTGGCGTGCGTCGCGGTCTTGGCGTGCGCATTTCCAACATTTGCCGCAACGATTCCCAGAGCGACCGCCTCCGTCGGGCCGGCACGCCTGACGATCGTCGATACGAATCCGACGGACGGCATCACGGCCGGAGTCACCCTCACCGGGCAGGGTGGGTTTCACGGGAATCTGTCGTGGGTGGCCGACCCCAACGGCGGCGGGTTCTGGTCCTCTGAGCACTTCGGCATGTTCGAACCAGGGACATCAGGGACGTGGCTGAGCAAATTCGCATGGGGCGAGTGGCTGACTGCCAACACGCACGAGCCTGTTCCAGGCACACCGTACTCTCGATCTGCGATCCAGGATTCGTGGCTTGCCGTCGTCGCCCCGCACACGCGCGTCACCTTCGAATTCGACGCCACTGCGGCCGGTGGTGTTGGTGTTACCGAGGTTAGCGCCTGGCTCACCGTTGGAGCGCAGACCTTCTCCGATCTCGTCACCGGCTCGGGGGTGGTGTCGTTCGATTTCGAGACTGGCGCCGACGAGGCGACCGGCATCCTCACCCGCAAGGCTCAGTCGCTGGTGGATATCCGCGTGACCCCGGCACCAGAACCGGGGACCTATGCGTTGCTGGCGGTCGGCCTGCTGGTTCTGGCGCGCCGCGTTCGTCGCCGCGAGTAGGTCCTCCGCGGCTGCCACGAAGACGAGAAGGCCGCAGCGAGGGGCTGAAATAGCGGCGCAGCGGGCCGATCGGCAGCCGGTCAAGGGCAAGGTGCCAGCCCCGCCGGCTCAGTCGCGCTGAGGCCACGTGTTCCGAACCTGTCTCGGGTCGTACCCGAGTTGTACCGGGATCAGGCCGCCTTGCGCTTCCTGCATGGGGACGAATTAGCATGCAAGTTGTTGATTCCATTAGGATGTGTTTGCCGGCTTTGGCGCCAACAGAAGTTGCCTCAAGAATGAGTTAAGTAGTTGAAAACACTGAAGAAAATCCGCATTCTCATGTGCTGCATGGGCAGTATCCGGGGGTAAGCAGTTTCACGGGGAACAATCGGCATGCGGGAGGAATTCGGGAGCTATGCGGGAGGAATCAGCCAAGCTTCACCCGCTGGAACTCAGCCCCGCGCGAGTCTCCATATAGGTCAGACATCGCCTCCGTGGCGTGGCCGAGCAGGGCCTTCGTGTCGACTCCACCTTGTTCGGCGTATAGGCGCTTGCAGAGGCTGCGCAGCTCGTGGAAGGTGGGTGGGTTTTCGCCCTTGCCGAGCGCGGCCTCCACAGCCTCGGTGAAGCGCTTCGTCAGCGTGTCGACGAAGATGGGTGAGCCGATCGGGCTGTTGCCGTAGGGGCGCACTTGGTGGATCAGGTACTTGCTGACGACGCCGGTGCGCCGGCATGCGGTCAGGACATCCCGCAGGCTCATACCGAGAACGCTCAGCCGAAGATCAAGGGGGATCGCCAGCTTGCGGCCTGTCTTGATCTGGGTGCAGCGCCACACCTCGTCGTCGAAGTCGGCGAAGGTGGCCGCAGCGATGTCCTCCCGCCGCTGACCAGTGACGAGAGCCAGTGAGGCAGCGTTGCGAACCCACGATGGCGCGCCCTGCAGTTCCTTCCAGACCTTCTCGAACGTCTCCCATGTGAAGCGTTGCCGCTGAACCGTCACGCTGATCGATTCGGTGACCAGCGCGACGTTCATCTCCATGTGACCGCGCGCCACGGCGGCAGTCAGAGCGGTCTTCAGCATCGAGCGGCAGGCCTGCGCCGTGCGTCGCCCGCGCTCATCTTCGATAGTCTCCAGCGCATCGGCGACGGTCTTGACGTTCAGCCTGACCAGCGGCGTCGCGCCGATCTCGCCGGCCACCGCGCGCGCTAGGCTGCGATAGCTCTTCAGGGTGTTCGGCTTCGCTTCCTTGCGCTCCTCCAGCCGGTCAGCCCAGTCGGCGAGCCACTGCTCAAGGGATAGCCCTGCGCCACTCAGACGATCGACCAAGCGCGGGGTGGCGCGCTGCTGCGCCGCCCATACGTTCGCCTCGATCGCCTGCATCTTTGCGTCGGACAGCGGCACCCGGCCGATAGCGCGGGACTTGCCGTCCGGGCCATCCCAGACGAAGTAGCCCGGTTTCGACTCGCGCAAGCCGCGTGGCCAGTCGCGGCGGACTCGTGAGCGTGGTCGGGCAGCCATCAGGCGGATTGCAGGCGGGCTGCGAGTCGAGCGGGGCGGGAAGCCTCGGCGATGTGCTGGGCGTTTGGCTGCACATAGTACGTCCGGCCGACCTTGATCGGCGCCGGCACGATCCGGCCTTCCTTCACCCACAGGCGCAGGGTGCGCTCGGCCGGCGGCGGCTCGAACTCCTGCGCAGCCCAAGCGGTCAACGTGATCTTCAGGGCCATTGCGTGCCCTTG